GAGGCCCGTCAAAACGACTACAAGGACGAGGTCGTTTTAGCGATTCTCACACTGCCCATTTTGGTGCTCGCCTGGGGTGTCTGGTCGGACGATCCGGCGGCGATGGAGAAAATAAAAATTTTCTTCGAGCATTTCGCGGCACTGCCGACATGGTTCACTTCACTTTGGATTCTTGTCTGCGGAAGTATTTTTGGAATTAAAGGTACTCAAATATTCAGGAATGGTAAAAAATAATGTCTAAAAAATCGAGAAGAAGAAATAAGAAAATTTTAGCTGCATTAGCACTAGCAGGCGGAGCAGCTATGTTCGGAAGAAGAAAAAAGAATGCATTAGGTGATACAGGATCTTTAAGCGGAAAAGCGGGATCTGA